CCGATGCCGTTGCGACAATTCAGACAGCTCTGGTGAGTGGAAATAGCAGTAGGGCGCGATATGTTCAGCACGAGCACTGTTGGGAAATACGAGAGGCGACCACCTGTGGCTGCTGTGCTGTAAGGTGGGCGCGAACCTTGTCGCAGCACTGAGCACGTCACGACGTTGCCAGCTATTGCGGTGATCTTGCAACCGCCACCCCAGCCTATATCATTTGCCTGCTGCGCAAGATGAACGCGCTGACCAACAACCAAGCCAGTTGTGTTGTCCACTGTGACGTTCTTATGCGTCGAGTCCACGTAGACGACAGAGCTGACGTTCTTCGTAACCAATGGCTCACCGAAGATGTTGATCTGCGCCGCGTCAGGATGATTGATGTCGATCTGCGATGTTGTAGTAAATGTCCCTGAATAAATGTGAATCGTTGCAGTCACATTCGCCGGAATACGAAACTGCAACAGGTAATCGTGCGCGGCTTGAACCGTAGGAAAACCTACAGACGGATCAGGGCACAGCGGATGCGACGCTGGCACATAGAGGTCAGTGTTAACCGTCAACAGCTTCGCACCTATGGTAATGAGCGTTTGCCCTGTGTCCTCGGTTATGGAGATGTTCGGGCCGGCCTTAAGCCGTTTGAAGCTGAGCACATTGCCAGCTGCAGACTTATAGACGCCGGGCCCATCTGTAGCCAACGCTAGATTCTGTCCGGTGACCGCTTCAGTTGGACCGATCTGGATGATCAAGTTCGCAGACGGAATGCGATCGATGATCAGCTTGATCTTGAATGCCTGCAGAATAGGGCTGGCAGGATCGATCGTATCGGGCGGATCGCTGAACACGTTGCTCACTGAATAAAGCCTGTCGGCCTCACTGCCGATGTGCGCCATGATGCCGACTTCGCGCAGTGCGAACAGATGCGGAGCAGCATTCGCAAGAAACGATCCTTCAACGAGCAGCGTTCCCTGTCCGTAATCAAGCTTTGACGAGATCGTGACATCCATCTGGTATGTGATGAGCGCGGTCAGCGGCCACAGGTCTGAAGGAGCACTCGCCGAGCCGCTGCCAAGCACGATCTTCGTTATCGTTAATGTTTCGCCAGCCTGCGCTCGACCCAGCATTGAGCGCCCGGCGTTTGTGAACTCCTGTTGTGCAAGTGCCATTATGTTTTCTCCTTCATGGATAGCTTGGTGCTTCGCTTTCTCGGTAGATGAATCGGAACATCATTCCCGCCCAGCCAATACTGCAACTGCTGATGCGCGGATGCTCGATCGCTTCGAGCCATCGGCTGATCGGTTTGTAACGATTGATCAAAGCCACCACTGCGTTTTCTGTCTGTGTATCAGTGACAACGCTCTCGTCGACCAACACGCGGAAACGATAGCGATCGTGCCAGCCTGCGTTAGGATAGTTCGGCGGTAACGGGTCTTTGTAGTCGAACCATTCCTGCAATGTTGCGCCGCCGGGCCAATACGTATCGAGCACCCATTGAATGAGCGCTGGCGTGCCTTTTGTCTTGTGCCAGATGATCGACATCTGCACGAGATTTTTGCGAAACTCCAAGTCGCGTGAAGAATCGTAAAAATCGACATGAAACTGCCACGCGAGAATGTCGATCAACTTGCTGTCGTAAATGTTCATGATGTTCGGAATCATCACGACCTGACCGGTATCGTCGATGATTGACCACATCTGGTTATCGAACGCATCACAGCCGCTCTGCACCTGTTCGTCGTAGTTGATGCTCTGTGTGCAAAGCTCAATCAATCGAGTGACACGAAGTGTGCTTGACATAGATCAGGGCTCCTCAAGACCAGCGAAATTAATGATCGGCGCAGTCGTGTCAGTATGACAGGCCAGCTGATTGTAATTCATCACTTGAAAATCAGGCGTAGGCGAATGCACCACGATCCGTTTCGCGCCAGCTTCAAGGCAGCGTTTGCGCAGTTCATCGCAGTTCAGATCGCGCGAGACATAGCTGCGCTGCCACAATATCCAGTCGGCAACAGCCTGTTGCACATTCGCTTGAATCGTGGCGAGCAGCACTTCGTTGTTCTGACTGACGTAATAATCCATGTTGAGCGCGTAAGTCACGACCGTAGGCGCAAACACGCTCACGTAATCCGTTATTGGTCGCCGCGTGTTCGCGCTGCACGTCGCCAACACCAAAGCCAATACTTCAGGTGACGGCAGTTGACCCTCTCGCATCAACGGGTAGAGCCAAACCTCGCCAGCGATCTCAGGCGCGCTGTGAACGACGCATTGAATGATGTCTGGATCAGCTGACAACGCCCAGAACTCATACGCGTCATGCGGCCCGCACGTTGAATAACTCTCGATCGCGAGCCAGACGCGGTAGCGGTATTGATCGTCAGTCTCTGCATCAGCGCCGCCAGTCGTGAGCGTCGTGTTCACTACGTTCACGCCGAAGGGCTGATTCCAGTTGATGATGCTGTTGATCTGTCCGGGTGTGAAATTGTTGCCGATCACGCCAGCGACAACTGCTTGCGCTGTCACATCGACCTCGGTCGAGCCTGTTGGGATAAAGCCGTCTGTGAGCGTCTGAAAACTGATGCCGTCAGGTGCTTGGCAAAGTGTGCCTGCCGGAATCGTCGCGCTGAACGCGAGCGCTGCAGTCAGCGTGAAACGCAGTGTCGTCATCGCTGCTTGCGCCTGCAATCGCAACGCGCGATCGCCATGCAGCGCTGCCAAGTTGTCGAGGTAATCGCCGTGCGCATACTTCAGCAGATTCATCTTGCCAGTGAAATCGATTAGTGTGCGCTGATGACTCAGCCAATGACAGACGACGAGCAGGAACAAGCGCACAGGATCGCCCGGCGCGAGCGTTTTGATAATGCCCGTGAGCGTTTGAAACGCGCTCTCATAATCAGCGATGACTTCAGCAATGATAACCGTTGGGTCTTTCACTGCGAAATCTATGTCAGGCACGAACGGCAAACCGTAGTCTGGCGTCGATGACACTGACTTGATCAGATCGCTGCTGGTACCTCCAAAATCAGGTGTCGTTGGCATGTTTGTTTTTTATGCGGATTGAAGTTTGTATTTCTTGGTCGTCCCATCGAACAGCTCGACGACGGCAGGTTTCCCCGGCCACAGCTCGTAGAAATAGATCAAACGTCCATCGCCTGAATTGTGAGTGATCTTGGGATTAAGATGTTTCGCTAGGCAATAAGCGGCTTCGCCCGTGTCGTAATCAGGACCAATTTCCCCTGTGACCGCTGAGTGACTCTGCATTGTATCGAGTCGGGTGAGTTTGCCTTGACAACCCATCACGATTGGGTCAACCATCGAGCGCACCTGCGGCGGCACAACAATGTAAGGGTCGATCTGCGCATTCAACGATTCGCTAGGACCGGGAGGATTGCACGATTTGCCGCTATAGTAGGCAGTCTCGTTCTGGTAGCTCGGGTCCCCGAACTTCGGGCCCCACCCATCATTGCAGATGGACAAATCGCTCACGAGACAAACGTAAGTGCCTTGCTTGTTGCTGTAGATGGTCACTGGCCCAATCGTTATGAGAGGCGAGAGATTGTAGTGTTTGAGATGCGCCTTGCCGCGTTCGCTGAGTTCTTTCATGGTGGTTGTTGTTGATACGGTTCAAATGGATACATCGGCAACCTTCGTAAATCAGGCAGCAGTGTTCTTGGAAAAAGAACAACAGACTTGTGCTCGATGCCTAGCTTGGTCTGTATTTTGTCTTGACTCACTCTCACCTCGTCGACGAAATCGTAAAAGAACGCTTGGTTGTCGTAGAGCGAGCCGACTTGCTGCGACATCTGCGCGCGGAACAAATCAAGCTCGCGAGTGTTGTTTTTGATACCAGTGCCGTTGCACTTGGTCATTGCAGCATTGATCGACACAACGATCACGACAAGCAGCTGCACCTTCTCACTGACATTGCCTTTGAGTAGCGTGGTGAGCACGCCGCCGAGACCGTTGTTCGTCTTCGGTATATTGTTGCCGTTGCTCATGCGCAAAGTCCCGCTGCCCGCAGACACGCTACGATTGTGGTCACATCAGTAGGCGTCGTGTAAGTCGGTTGCTTCAGCACGCCATCTACCCATTTCGTGTCAAAAACGCTGCTTGAGTTTTTGGCTAACATCTGATTCGTCGTGCCGCCCCAAGGAACAGTTTCAGTTCGTGCGAATGAGGTGTTAGCAGTTGCTGTCCAGATACCGCCGCTGAAGTTTGTAGCGTGATTTCCAGCAAGCGAAACCTCAGCGCAGTTATCCAGCTTAATGAATGTGCCGCTATTAGAAGGCGTGTCAGTGCCTACGTTGCCCGTGATAGCAATGATTTTCAGGTCGGTCGGATGCGCGCCGTTTA